GTACTATTATTTACAGCAACGCAGCTGGTAACGTCCGTGGTGCAATTGACACTGCTACAAGTACAGCAGACAGACTGCAAATTATTACAGGTAACGTATTCTTAGGCAGCAACGTTGACTGCGCAAGTAATTTAGGTATTTTAAATAGTAACTTAGGCACAGTAAGTGGCGGTGGCACAACATACACTTATAACGGTCCTGCACTGCAATTTAGTAGTTACACAAATCCACCAGCATGGCGCTCAACAGATGTAACAACACGCCCAGATGGTTCTATCTGGTTAAAAACATCAGCAACAGGCAATGGTGCAAGTTGGGCTATCAAAGAATACGATGCTAACGTAGATAGCTGGACACAATTAGCAGCTCCGTTATATGCAACAGATGCCGCTGCAATTATAGCATTAGATCCAGTTGCTGGCGGTGCAGGTTTAGCCGCAGGTACAATCTATGTTAAATATGATACCTTAAGCACAGTTACAACTACATTTAAACCTTACATCAAAAATGTAGCCGGCATATTAACCCTTACTGGAACAGTAGCAGGCGGATCAGCAACATATACAGCCGCAAATAGCTTCCGATTAGACGTAAGTGTACCAGCAAGTGCTTCATTAGCTAACGCTACTGTTACATTAAGTAGCACAACTGCAAGTAGTTTAGTTGCTGATATTTTAGCGGCAGGATTACCCAACATTGCAGCAGGGATTAACGCAAGTGGACAGATCTTCTTGTCACATCTAGCAGGTGGCGTTATTTTAATTACGCAAATTACAGGTACTCCGTTAGCGACAGCAGGTCTACTTGCTGACAACCATGTTCAAATATTATCAGCTGGTGTGACATATCTAGCAAGTCCATTCACACCGTTGACTTACTTCTATGGTGACACTGCTCCATATAGCAACCCTTCGGAAGGTACATTGTGGTATTACAGTGATCCTACAGAAGTAGACGTTATGATGCATGACGGCACGGGTTGGAAAGGTTATCGCAACGTTTCAAACGATGCACGTGGCTATGACCTAACAAACACGGATGCAAGCGGTGTTATCTTAAGTGCTAGTCAACCAACAACACAAAGTGACGGTGCTAGTCAACTGGTAGCAGGTGATTTGTGGATTGACACAGGTGATTTGGCCAACTTCCCAGTACTATATCGCTACAATGGTATTGCATGGAACTTAATTGATAATACAGATAATGTTGATGCAGACGGTATTTTATTTGCAGATGCACGTTGGTCAGCAACTGGTAATGTAAATATTATCACAGACACGATCCCAGCGATTGTTGGATTAACTACTAGCGATCATTTAGATCCAGATGCTCCTGATTACCAACTATATGCACGTGGTACATTATTGTTTAATACACGTCGTAGTGGTTATAATGTAAAATCATTTAAAGCAGACTACTTTACTAGTGCAGAACTAGCCTTAGTTGGTAGTACAGAAGCTGATGCATGGGTAAGTTCTAGCGGTGAAGACCCAACTACAGGTATTCCGTACTTTGGTTACAAAGCACAACGTAGCGTGGTTACAGAAGCAATGAAAGCTGCGATTGCATCAAGCACAACATTACGCGAAGACCAAACACAGTTTAACTTAATTTGCTGCCCGGGTTACACAGAATTGATCCAAGACATGATTACATTAAATAACGATCGTTTAAACACAGCGTTTATTATCGGTGATAGTCCAATTGATCTACCATCAGACAGTACATCAATTGATAATTGGGCTCGTAACGTTAACTTTGCTGCAGACAATGGCGAAACCGGACTAGTAAGCCGTAGTGAATATCTAGGTGTTTACTATCCAAGTGGTTTAGCAACTAACTTAGATGGCAACTCTGTAGTTGTTCCACCAAGTCATATGATGTTACGCACAATGATCCGTAGTGATGCAGTTAGCTATCCGTGGTTTGCTCCAGCTGGTGTACGTCGTGGTTTAATTGATAATGTTAGCTCGATTGGTTATGTTGATCGTAACAATGACAACGTATATGTAAGTATTGGTGTTACAAATGGTCTACGTGATGTTCTTTATAGAAACAGCGTAAACCCATTAACAGTACTTCCGGGCGTTGGTTTAGTTGCATACGGTCAAAAAACACGCTCAGCATCAGCAAGCGCAATGGACCGTATTAACGTAGCTCGTTTAGTAGTGTACCTACGTACAGTATTAGCAAAACTAGCTGCACCGTTTATATTTGAACCAAATGATACTATTACACGTAGTCAAGTTAAAGCGGCATTTGATTCAGTATTTAATGACTTAGTTGCTAAACGTGGTATCTATGATTTCTTGGTAGTTTGCGATACAACCAACAACACTCCGTTACGTATTGATTCTAACGAGTTATGGATTGATATTGCAATTCAACCAGTTAAAGCGATTGAGTTTATTTATATTCCAGTGCGCTTACAAAATACTGGTGCACCTTTAACAATTCAATAATATACGTAGATAATGGGAGAGGCGACTCTCCCAGTTTACAACAGAAAAAATGGTAAATACTATAAAGTATTAAAAGGAAAATAAGATGGCAACATCATCATTAAGCAATTTTACAGTGCCGTTATCAACAAACCAAAGTGCTAGCTCACAAGGTTTGTTAATGCCAAAATTAAAGTTTCGCTTTCGCGTAACGTTCTTAAATTTTGGGGTTACACAACCAAGTACAGAGTTAACCAAACAGGTTATTGATTTTAAACGTCCGCAGGTAACTTTCGACCCAATTGAAATCCCTATTTACAACAGCAAGGTTTATCTAGCTGGGAAACCAACTTGGGCAGAATGCTCATGCAACCTACGTGACGACGCCAGCGGTGAAGTTACTAAACGTGTTGGTGAACAGATGCAGAAACAGTTTGATTTCTTTGAACAAGCTAGTGCAAGTTCTGGCATTGATTATAAATTCCAAACTATTCTTGAAATTCTTGATGGTGGCAATGGTGCAAGTACTCCAAACATCTTAGAAACTTGGGAACTGCAAGGTTGTTACTTATCTGCAGCAGATTATGCCGATAATAACTATGCAACTAACGAACCAATGACAATTGCTCTAACAATTCGGTATGATAATGCATTACAAACACCTACAGGTTCAGGTATTGGTGCTTCTGTAACAAGAACATTTGGTACCGTAATTACTGGTTAATCCAGACGAAAATTAAACTAATACAAGCCCGGTTAAAATCCGGGCTTTTTTATCTCGATAAATAATGTATATAGGATAGGTTATGAGTCAGAATAATATTTGGGGCGATCTGCTCCAATCTATAGCACCAAATCAAAACATACGCGACTTTCAACATGCCGCTCGTACGTTTGTTGACGGCTTATATAGACTAAGTCCCAAACTTAGCAACCTGTACCATGTATTCATCGACCTAAATCAAAATATAGCAGGAACAGATCAAAATAGTCTAATAGAAATGGGCTTAATGGCTAAGTCTGTTAGTCTACCTAAATTTAACGTACAAAACAAAGTTTATAATGCATACAATCGTAAAATGGTACAGCAAGAACGAGTTAACTACGATCCTGTTAACATAACATTTCATGATGACAGTGCTGATATTGTAAGTATGTTTTGGCAAAACTATTTCTCATACTACTATAGAGATAGTGACTACTTAGGCAATGAATCAACATACACTTATGATAGTAAGTACAAACAACGCCAACAGCAAAGGTGGGGATACAGCCCTATGGTAGACGATAAAAATCAACCTTATATAAATGCAATTAGAATTTATAGCCTACATCAAAAGCGTTTTAGTGCATACTATCTAGTTAAACCAATGATTACATCGTTTGCACACGGTCAGCACTCTGCAGGCGAATACACTCCGTTAGAGCATCAGATGACTGTGGCATATGAGTCAGTATTATATGAATCAGGACCAGTTGAAGCAGGCACTGTAATGGGGTTTGATCAAATACATTATGATAATACCCCGAGTCCACTACGAAATGCTGGCGCTGCAATTGGCTCAGTTAGGGGTATTATCAAAGGTATTGAAAATGGTGACTTAGGATCAATAATTCACGGAGGTATAAATGCTGTTAATATTTTAACAGGCAGCAATACACAACTTAAACAAGCACCTGCACTTGATTTGAGTAAAATTGGCAACGGTATCCTTAAAGGTCAAAATCCATTTAGTACAGTATTCGCACCTACTAGTTCGTCAGTGCAACAAGGTATTAAACGTGCTACCGGCGGTGGCGGTTTGATTAACAGATAGGAATAACACTATGGCAATCAACGGAAATTTACCCAATCAAACAAACAACAGTGCAAGTACTAGTGCATATTTTAATAATTTTTACGACTTACCACAAACCACAAGTCCGATGATTAACGATGCCGTAGTTGCGTTCTTTCAAAAAATCACAGGCAATGCAGACACAGGAAAAAACCTGGCCGCAGCAGTGATCTATACAGCACTACAACAAGGCATTGATCCAATGAGTATAGTTGATCAATTAAAAGCCTTAAATGATAAAAATAGATTAAACTCTCCAGAAACATATTACTCACATGAAACTAATGATCAAGCACAGGATGATTATGTGTTTGACAGCCAAACAGGTACCTGGACTACTGGAACTAAACAGTATGCTAAACCAGGACCTAGTACAGCCTGTGCCTATGTAACAGAATTAGATGCCTATCTAATAATGTTGCTTAATTTAAACAGAGTTGGCACTAGCCTATTAGGTATTAGTAACAGTCCTAGAACTAGTCCATATGTAGAACGAATGATCTTAGCATAATGGCCAAGTACGCTAACGGTAAATTTACAATTAAGAATGCAGAAAAGTATATAGGAAAGAAAGTTCCTACGTACCGTAGCAGTTGGGAATTTGCATTTATGAACTTTTGTGATAATAATCCAGCAGTTACACAGTGGGCCAGCGAAAGTATACAAATACCTTATTACAATCCTGTACTGGGCAAACAAACTATCTATGTACCAGATTTTGTTATAGTATATCAAGACGCAGGTAAAAAACGACACGTAGAAGTAGTAGAAATTAAACCCCTGGCGCAGACTACTATGGAAAGTGCTAGGTCAGTTAAAGACAAATACAGCGTGGCAATTAACATGGCCAAGTGGGCCGCTGCAGATGCTTGGTGTAAAGCTAATAACATGCGTTTTCGTGTGGTAACAGAACACGACATATTTAAAAATCTTAAACGTTAATCTCTAGTGTAAATAGTATTACTATGACACAAAAACTATCAGAATTATTTAATCTACCACTAACCGATGATGTTACTGCTGAACAAGCAGAACACACCATTGAAGAAAATCGCGAGATGATCGAAGCTGTTGATCTTGCTATTGACAAGATTGATGCTGCACTACCAATGGTCAGCGACTTAGATACAAGTGATAAAGAATTAGATGAACTAAGTGATCTAGCTAAAGACAAGTTTAACGATTTAATTGATCTAGGTATGAACGTAGAAGCACGCTTTAGCGGACATATACTTGCAACAGCAGGTACACTCTTAGGACATGCTATTACAGCTAAACAAGCCAAGCTAGATAAAAAGCTCAGAATGATTGATTTACAGCTGAAAAAGGCTCGTTTAGACTGGCAAATTGACCAAGCAAGTAAGAAAACAGACGGTGATAAGCTCATTGATGCAGAAGACGGTCAAGGTGTAGTTATTGACCGTAACGAACTACTTAAGCAACTACTTAACAAAAAAACATAGTGTTCTTGATAAATAACACTATAGTGGATCTTTTACAATTATGAAAAACTTTTTACAATATCTTGGTGAAAACCAAAAAATTTATGAATTCCGTATCAAAGTAGCTAACTGCGATCCCGCAGACAAGCTAGACGGACTAAAAATAGGATTAGCTGGTTACGAAGTTGAGAGCTTAGGTGCAATCAAACATCTACCAATCAAAGCTAACGACATTGATTTCCCAAGTATTCAAAACTGCGAAATCTTTTTAATGGATGCTAGTCTTAAATATCCAGTAAACGATGCTCAATTACGTGCTATCGTTGCTGAACGTTTAGGTTGCCCGCAATCACAGGTTGTGGTTGTAGCTAAAAACAATCCAGAAGAAATTTGGCGCTGGAACATTGATGGCCAAAGTGAATTACGTGAATTTAAGAAAGGTGAAGATGTGTTAACACAACCTTTGCCAGAAGCGTCAGAAGACCAAAAAGCTGCTAGCAAGTTCTATAGTGAAGCTGGTACAATTCTTAAAGAATTAGAAAAACCAGCTAAGTTTGAAATTGACGGCACTGACAAAACTGTAGGTGGGGCGAAAGATCCAGCATACGGTAAAACAACCAATGATGTTGCTCAAGGACAAGTAAGTCCAGTAGGTAGCAAACAAAATAAGATCCCAACTACAAATAAAGGACGAGCATAAAATGAGCGACATGAGAATGTATAATATTTTAGGTGTAATGAAAGGCCTGAATGACAACGCAAAATCAGAACAGTTAAACGAAAGCGTTAACCAACCAACAGTATATGAAAATGTAGAGCCCAAAGGTTCTATTATGAATGCTGTTAAAAGCCTAGCAGGTAAATTTGCTAAATTTAACGAATCTGCTAAACCAGACTTCTTAGACCTAGATAAAGATGGCGATAAAAAAGAGCCAATGAAGAAAGCTGCTAAGGAAAAAAAAGCTAAACCGTTTAGTAGCGACGACTACGATGAATACGGTGTACGTCACTCCTCATCTTTTAATCAACCACCTAAGAAAGCAGTTAAAGATAAAAACAATGCCAAAGGTGCGTTTAAAGATATGTTTGGTGGTGACGCAAAAGATCTAACAAGCAAATTAAAAATTAAAGAAGGACAAGGTCCTTACGAGCTATACAATCCTAAACATCCTAAATTCAAAGCTAACTACGATAAATGGTTGGCAAAAAACCCAGGTAAAAAGTTAGCAGACTTTATTGAAGCTATGAAGAAACGTGAACACAGCCTAAATGAAAGTCAAGCAGTTGTTATTGGTGGTAAAGAAGTTGATTTGAATAGTTTAAAATTTGAAAACATACACCAATGGGACGCACCTGATTACGTAGATGCTTATGTGGTAGCGGCAACGTTTGTCGACGGCACTCCACTGTCAGATGATCAAATGGTTGAATTAGAAAGCAAGTACGGCGCTGAAGTAAACACAGCAATACACAATAGTTTACATGAAGGCAAATACGACGAGCCAGAAGCACCTAATGCTGATGCAGTTGCTAAACGTAAACGTCTACAAGCATTAAAAGATCGTCAAGAAGACGAACGTGCTGAGCGTGGTGGTAGCAATACAAACACCCCAATCCGTAAAGTTGCTGGTAAAGCATACGGCGGCGCTGCACAAAAAGATGATGTTAGTGATTTAGATGAAGTGGCACCTCCGGGCAAGAAAGCCGAACGTATGGTTAAACATATTAAGAAAGGTTATGCTAAAGACGGCAAACTATCTAAGAAAGAAAAAGGCATTGCTTATGCTACAGCATGGAAAGCACATAACAAAGGCCAAGTAGAAGAAGGTATTGCTTTTGGTGATACAGTTAAAAATTCTACACCAAAACTGACCAACGTTAAGCCGATGAAACTAAAAGAAAGTCGTATGCTACAAGAAGGCGACTATTTCTATGAGTCAATTGCCAAAGCATTATGTGATAAGAATCCTAATCTAGACACGGCAAGCAACGAATTTGTCACAGCAGTACGCCAAGAAATGGTAGCACAAGGTATTCCACCAAACAAAGCCAGAAACATTATTTTAATGGATGAAGACTTTTTAGGTGATGTTGCTACATCATATAGCCACTACTGCAAAGAAGTTGCTGAAGATATTCATCAATCAAATATTCCTTCCCCAACAAATGCAGTTCCAGTAACATCGCCAGTTAGTCAGGAGTTAGATGAAATTGCTAAATTAGCTGGCTTGCCAACTAAACAAGCATCATGCGAAAGCTGTGGTATGTTAGAGTCATCGTGCGCATGTATACACGAAGAAGATGACCTATTACCTGATCCGCCTGCTGAAATTAATATTGACATGAAGAGTTTGCCTAAACCTGAAAAAGAGTTAGATGAAAGTTCAATCAATGAAGCTGCAAGCCGTAAGGATTTCCGTATGGTAGCAGATTTGATTAAAAATATTCCAGATGAAACTAAACGTAAAGAGTTAGCACAACATCACGCTGATATATTTAAACAACAAAATCCACGTTTCAGCCATGATAAATTCTATGCTGCCGCAGGTGTTGTTGAAGGCAATGCATTTACTGGTAAACTAGCAGATACTCCCGCTGGTGATACATTTAAATTAGGTAATAAATCATACAAAGATACCAGTGCAATTGAAGAGGCTGATATGGCAGAAGGTAACGAATTCTCAGGTGCACTAGCAGCAGCTAAAGCAAGTGGTAGTAAAGAGTTTGAAGTTGACGGTAAGAAATATACTGTTAAAGAAGATATCAACGTTAATATTACTGCTAACGGCCAAGAAGATGCACTTAATCTATTCCGCAAACTAGCTGGTATGGACGAAGTTGCTCCAACAGTACACGCAGTTGAATTACCACAAGATGCAGCATCAGCAATTGCACAAGGTGTAGTTGAGCCTGTTGAATTAGAAGTTGCTGAGGAACGTGATATTAACTATACAAATACACCAAATGAAAAAATTGGTGGACTTGATACAGCAATTCCTAGCGGTAATGATATGCATCGTTCTAAAAAATCATATAGCGATAAACCATATCGTGGTGACAACCCAATGGCTGTTAAAGAAGAAGCTCTTTGGAAATCATACGAAAGTTTGATCAACAGTGTAAAGGGCTAATATGAGCCTAAAGCTACGCATAGAATATACATTAGTTTGTCTATGCGTGGCTATAGTCAAAAGCACACGTTGCATCATTAAAAAAATATCAAAATATGAAAATTAACGAAATCATCATTGAAGGCTATGACGGCACTAAGCCTAAAGATCAAACACAGGCTGACACCGGCGAGTGGAAATTTCGTGATCAAGGCGGTTACGACCGTGCCTACAACTTAAATCGTATTATGATGGCAACTGCTATGGCCGACGGTAAGAGTGACGGTGCTGTTGATATGCCGCAGAGTAGCTGGGTTGAGAAATATAATGTTGCTCGTCCTTACAGTGAAGCCGAACATAAGATGATGAAAAGTGCATTCAAAACTGTAGACAGCGAATACGAAGAAACAGAACACGATCATAAAAGCCGCGAAGCAGATGATGTGCATAAAGTAAGTCCTATAAGTGATCGTGGCCCAATTAAAAGAAAATCAAAATAATGGATGATCTAGATCAAATTAAACAATTAGCGGGTATATCTGGTAATGCAGGTAAACTAGCTGAATACAAAGGGTACAACACCCCTACCAGAATAGAAGGAAGTAATCCTAGCATTACCGCAGTAGAAAAAATTAATTATCAAAACAACAATAACGTTCAGCCCGGAACTCCGGAATGGTTTCAATTGTGGTTCTCAAAACCATATCTTACAGGCGAAAAGCCTTGGTAAAATAGATATTCCACAAGTATGGAAACAATACCACATAATAATCTGCGATTCGCCAATCAAACAGTATATTGGAGTGGAACCGACTCCTACGAAAGGTGGCAAAAAAATATGCAAGATTCATCATCTCGTACACGACTCAATAATTACGGATGGATTGATGAAACTTTAATAACTTACCAATACAATTCGCACGGATTCCGCTGTAAAGAATTTAATAACGAGCCGTGCTATTTAGCACTAGGATGTAGTTATACTGAGGGGGTAGGATTGCCAGTTGAACAAACTTGGCCGGTATTGTTATCAACAGCAACTAATAAATCAATTTTAAATCTTGGGATAGGCAGCGCGAGCTTTGATACTTGTGTTAGAATACTCGATCATTATATCGATAAATTAAATATTTTGGGTGTTTTTTTGTTGCAACCTCATCACGGTCGACTTGAATTATTTAATAAATTTGATTTTCCTGAAAATTTTCTACCAAACCAATCTCACTCAGATAAATCCCACGTCTATACAGAATGGATATCGAGTGATAAAAACATAGAATATAATGTTAAAAAGAATACATATAGTATTCAGTACTTGTGTAATACTAAAAATATACCTTATTTGGTATTAGATATAGATGCCGAAGAACAATTAGGCAATCTGATAATTACAGGTGAAGATCATGCTAGAGATTTGTGGCATAGTGGAATTTCCACACAACGAAGAATTAGCAATTTATTTTGCAATTTAATTGAAACTAACCTACACTAACATACTAGTATAAGTAATAGTATGGCAACAGCAAAAGGTACAGACAACGTTCTAGTTAAAAAGCCGCACCAACAAACGTCTTTTACACATGAACAACTACAAGAATTCGTAAAATGTTCGGATCCGATAGACGGGCCCGAATACTTTATGAGTAACTACTTCTATATACAACATCCTACCCAAGGACGTATGCTATATGCCCCGTTTGACTATCAAAAACGCTTAATCCATACATATCATAACTATCGCTTTAGCATATCGCTAATGCCCCGACAAACAGGTAAGTCAACAAGTGCCGCAGGGTACTTGTTATGGTACGCAATGTTTGTACCAGATAGTACTATCCTAATTGCCGCACACAAATACACAGGCTCACAAGAAATCATGCAACGTATACGTTACGCTTACGAAAGTGTACCGGACTTTATACGTGCAGGTGCTGTGAGTTACAACAAAGGTAGTATTGATTTTGATAATGGTAGTCGAATAGTTTCAGCTACAACAACTGAAAACACAGGTCGTGGTATGTCTATATCATTACTATACGCTGATGAGTTTGCATTCGTTCGCCCTACCATAGGACGAGAATTTTGGACTGCTATAAGTCCCACACTAGCAACTGGTGGTAAGTGTATTATTACTTCGACGCCTAACAGCGATGAAGACCAGTTTGCTACCCTATGGAAAGGTGCTAACAAGTGCTTTGATGAGTTTGGTAACCCTACAGAAGTGGGAGTTAACGGGTTTAAATCGTTCCGTAGCTATTGGGCAGAACATCCAGATCGTGACGAAAAGTGGGCTAGCCAACAACGGGCACAGTTAGGTGATGAACGATTCCGCCGCGAAATGGATTGTGAATTCATTATCTGGGACGAAACATTAATTAATCCAGGCCATTTAGTTGAGATGTCCGGCATAGATCCTATAGAACGCCAAGGGCAAGTACGCTGGTATAAAAAACCAGAACCGCAGTATACCTATGTAGTCAGTTTAGACCCAAGCCTGGGCACCGGTGGTGACCCTGCCGGTATACAGATCTTTGAGTTGCCTACGTTTAAACAAGTTGGTGAATGGCAACATAATCGCACACCTGTACAGCAACAAGTGGGTATCCTGGCTGAAATTCTACGCTATCTAAACGAAACAGTCAACCAAAACAACATCTACTACAGTGTTGAAAACAACACCCTAGGCGAAGCTGCACTGATATCTATTAGTGAAATTGGTGAAGAAAATCTCAAAGGTATATTCCTTAGCGAGCCTAAACGTCCGGGTAGTGGTCGTAGATATCGCAAGGGCTTTAACACAACTAACAGCACTAAAATCTCCGCATGCGCTAAATTAAAAAACTTAATTGAAAGTAAGCGTATGACCATTGTAAGTAAACCACTTATATCAGAACTTAAAACGTTTGTGGCCAATGGCCCTAGCTATGCAGCTAAACCAGGTGAAACAGACGATCTGGTTATGGCACTTATCTTAGTAGTGCGCATGGCTATGTTACTACAGAGTTTTGACAGTCAAATTGATTATAACATGAAAGATAGTCTGGAAGACATAGTCGAGCCCATGCCATTCTTTATATTCTAGATAAATATTGTTATGAGAGAAATTAACAAAATTGCAGAAGGTCTATTTGAAAAAATTCGTGATCGTTACGAAGATGTTAGCTTGGGCGATGCTAAAGCCAACGCTACACAGAATCCAGAAGATGCACGTTTTTTCAACTTTGACTATGTTGTTGACGGTAAAAATTACGGCAATATTACACTTAGCATCATTGACGAAACTAGCCTAAAGGTATACTTTAGTAAGAACATCAGTCATGATCTAGATGATGAGCAACGCAAAGAATGGTATGCATTCTTAAAAGAACTACGTGAGTTTGCTAAACGCAACTTACTAAGTTTTGAGCCACGTGATATTACACGTAGCACACTAAAACATCGTGATATTAAACAAGTAAGCAAGTCAGATGATACTTACGACAAAGATGAAGTAGTATCAGAAAGTCGCTTATACGGCACTAGTCGTAGCAGTTACGAAAATGATGGTCCGGTAAAGATCATCATACGCCACAGTGATCACATAGATCCTGAACAGCGTGGTAGTCGTAGCCGTAAAATCCGTGCTATGTATCTTGAAACAGCAGATGGTGAACGTTTCAAACTGTCAGAAAACAATCTACGCTATGCACGTGCTATGGCACGTCATGTCAGCGAAGGTGGTCAAATCAATGATGAGTTTGGACAACATATTACCGAAGTTGCGCAAGAGTGTGGCAAATTACGCCCATTTAAAGCCGCAATGGTACGCCGTGTTTTTGAAGATGAAGAAACAAAAAGCATGGTTGAAGCTGCATTTGAATATCACAGCTTGCTAAAAAATACCCTAGGTAAAATGAGTGGCCGCAAAGGTTACCAACAGTGCAAGGAACAATTTGTTGCTACTAGTACTAGTTATATTCCAGAAGAAGATTTTGACGTTAACGCTCTCAAAGAAAGATTTGTTAAACGTACATTTAATGAACGCATGAGCGATGCGTTACCAATAGTTTATAAGGCCTATAATATGAAGAAAACTAATAAATTTGCCGAGAGCTTTGAAAGCTGGGCTAACACTGTAGCAGAAAGCTGGAACGAAGAAGATGATGCGCAACAATGGGACAACGAGCCTATTAATGTTGATGATTTAGCGGATGTGTTTGCTGAAGAATTACCGTTGGGAGTTGATGCAGTTAATGCTGTTAATGCAATTAGCGGTATTATTAACAGTAATGAATTAGAAGAACTATTATTACATTCATCACGAGAAAATCCAGAAGCAGATGCACGTGAAATTATTATGAATTGGGTATACAACAATGCCCCAGCAGCATATCAAGAGTTACGTGACTTTAGCGAAGTAGAATCCTCTGATCAAAGATTGGGCGAGTCGGATACTGGTGATACACCGTATACTAAAATGTCTAGAAGTGAATTATTAGACTATCTACAGTTAGACCCATTAATAGCACAACATATTCCAAACGAAAAACTACGTGCTAAAGCTGAAGAAAAATCACAGGACATGACCGAAGGCAACACATACGGTTCGAGCGATGGTGGTATGGACGGTACAGTATACGAAGAAGATCATGAAGACGATAGCGACGAGTCCGATCAAGACATTGATAACCCGGATCAGTTTAATCGTGAAATGAGTGAAGGCGAATATGATGAAGATCAAGTTGAATCAATACAAACAGCAATTATTCGTAGAATTACAAACAACATTGGGCAACACCAAGAACTATTAATGAAAGCAGGACCAGATGGTGTTATGAATGCTGCTCGTGATGTAGCATCATTCCATGCACCAATGGAAGAATTAGGCTCAAGTGATGTTAGTGCTATGGTCCGTCAAGTATATAACGAAGTAGGCGTAGAATATCCAGAAATGAACGAAGCAGATGCAAACACAGTTGAGAAACCATTAACACGTCATGTTAGAAGTCCAAGTAAAAAAGCAAAAGACGCAAAATACTACGACTACCTAGCAAGAACATTAGGCGAATCATTGGAAGCAATGGCACCAGCAGATAGTTCTAGTCCATTATCACACGCTCAAGAAGAGTATTGTGATAAATGCGATAGTGCAAAATGCTGCTGTGATGATCTAAATGAAGGCAAAATAAAAGAAGTCGATATGGATCTTAAAGATCTTACAGATGAAGAATTTCGGGCAAAGTATAGCAAATCTAAAGAAGAAATGAAAGCGGCATTAGCAGAAGGATATGATGATGTCGTTGACAAAGATGAAAAAATGAAACGTATGGGCGCAAAAGAATTAAGCACATTAGATAAACTTAAGATAATGCCTAGTCAAATGAAAGCCTTTGCTAAAGGTGATAGTGAAGACGATTTACTACATTACAACAAAATGAAATCAACAAACGAAGATGCACAGTTTAACGAAGACATGATACAAATGCGTAGAATTGCAGGCTTAATAAAGTAAAACAACAATTATAAATCAATAAAAAAGGCACTCGAGGGTGCCTTTTGTTTTGGTTAAAATATTTAAATATTTCTCTTGCGAGATAAATAATTATAACGTATAGTATATATATGCTTACGTTATTAGGCATTTAAAAGACCAACTTAAAACACAAGGAGTTACACCATGGCAACATCATTAGCAGAAATTCGTGCAAAATTACAAGCACAAGAAAACCGCAGTTCAGGCGGCAGTCAACAACAAGGCGATAACGCTATCTACGCTCACTGGAACATTCCAGAAGGCACAAACGCAAGAATCCGTTTTTTACCAGACGCAAATCCAAAGAATGACTTCTTCTGGGCAGAGCGTTTAATGATCAACTTAACATTTGCTGGCGTAAAAGGCCAAGCAGATAGTAAACCCGTTACAGTTCAAGTACCATGCGTTGAAATGTATGGCGAAGCTTGTCCAGTACTTGCAGAAGTACGTACATGGTTTAAAGACGCATCATTAGAAGAAATGGGTCGTAAATATTGGAAAAAGAAATCATACTTGTTCCAAGGCTTTGTACATGAAAACCCAATTGCAGATGATACAACACCAGCGAATCCAATTCGTCGTTTCATCATCAGCCCACAAATTTTTAACTTAATTAAAGCAGCCTTGCTTGATCCTGAGTTAGAAAACTTACCAACAGACTATCAAGGTGGTTTGGACTTTACAGTTAGCAAAACATCAAAAGGTGGGTATGCTGACTACTCGACTAGTAAATGGTCACGCAAAGAATCTGCAATAACAGCAGACGAAGCAGAAGCTATTGAAAAACATGGCTTGTACAATCTTAGCGAATTCCTTCCTAAGAAACCAAGCGATGTTGAGCTTAAAGTTATCAAAGAGATGTTTGAAGCATCAGTTGACGGTCAGGCGTATGACACAGAACGTTGGGGTAGCTACTACCGCCCACGTGGTGTTAGTGCACCAGCAGGCGGCGCAACAGCGGCTCCTGCGACACAAGCTGTAGCACAATCAGCACCTGCGGCATTGACCCCAGCGGCTAGTGCACCAGTTAGCGAGCATGTTGAATCAGTAGATGTACCGTTTGAAACAGATGACGTTGCACCTACAGCACCAGTAGCGGCACCAACAGGTGGCGGCCAACGTGCTGAAGACATCCTTGCAATGATTCGCAATCGTCAAAAAACTAACTAAGTAGTAAACTAGATGTTATCTAGGTTGGATGAAATAATCTATCCTAACCGTTGTGAGGTATTAGAAATAGTACCCTCACAACGGTACATCTACCCCATCTATAAAAACGGCAGTTCAAGTATAACTGAATATGCGCAACAACAAGGTTATAAAACCTTACTAAATCAACAAATAAGTAAACTAACTACAATTGATGTAGTATTACGTAATCCGTTTGATCGTTATATATCAGGTATTAAAACTTTTGTTTATACAACCAAAGCAAATAATACAGAATTAGACGCACCTAC